AAGCCAATGTCAGGTAAATTACAGATACAGATGACGGTCACGAACTCTGCCGGCGGGTCCGGCGGCATGTTTGGGACAGTGCATGGGAGTGGCGAGTCGTGCTACCTACCGGCCTCGATCGTGCACGCTTCTGGGGCACAAGTAGGGGACGTGTCCGAGGTTATCGTCGTGGAGAACCCCAACGAAGAATGTACAGATAGAACGCCGTATCTGGTTATCTATATGGACCGCATCACTGCCAAGGAACGGGCGGCACGTAAGGCAGCGGCGTTCGTGAATTACTATCAAGCGACCCCCGCTGTCGAAGCCGCCGTGTGGAAGTACATGCTGGCCAACCGCAATGCATCCACGGCCGATGTGGTCGCCAACACCGCAGCAACCCCACGCCAAGTCGAGGACTTAATGAGCCGCATCGGCACGCCAGAGCACGTGTGGAGAGGTGCGAAGCCATGACACGACCAACAGACGAGTATCGGGACTGCTACGAAGCAGGTCTAACCGTGCTGCAGACAGCCGCCAAGCGCGGCGTTGCTATAACGTCGGTATATGAGTGGGCGCGGCGGCATAACGTGGTGTTCTCTAAGGAGGTTATTCCGATTGTAGTGCGGCCCCGAGTGAAGGTACGTGCACCGACCATGGCGCAGTTAACCAAATACATAAAAGACAATGAACGGAGTGAATTATGAAGACGCAAACACCCCCTGACACCAACCCGAAAACGGCGTTTGGCCAGGCGAAGCTATGCCTAAGCGACACCCCCGTGCACAGTATCCGTATGCTGGCGGCGGTACATGCCAATGGAGCAGCAAAGTACGGCACGTTTAACTGGCGCGATGATATCGTGTCATCCACGGTGTATTACGACGCAGCAATGCGTCACCTAATGGCGTGGTTCGAGGGGGAAGACCTGGACCCGGAAAGTGGGCTGCCTCACGAGGCACATGTAATGACATGTATGAGTATCCTGATGGACGCGCGTCACCACGCAACCCTCAACGATAACCGCCCGAAGCACACCGCGGGGGAGACCTATGCTGACCGCTAAGTCGCAGGCAAAGGCGACCGAAGCGTGGCGGGTTAAACGCGCACAGGAAATCCAAGCGTTGCGTGATGGGCTGGCATCCCTCGAACCCAACACAGCAGCTGCGATCCTGTGCGACTTCATCGCATCCGCGCCGCTGACAAACGACGCCGTTAACAAGATCGCTCGCGCTGCTAACGACCGGCAGTGGGCCGCACTATAAACACCTTGCACTACACGGCACCGCGTCGTGTAGTGCACCGCATCCAAGGAGACAGCACATGGACATAATTACAGCCGATTTTGAGACGTTCTATTCACAGGAGTATTCGTTGTCGAAGATGACAACGTCGAAGATGACAACCGAGGAATACATACGCGACCCGCGGTTCCAAGTGATAGGTGTATCCACCAAGGTCAACGACGAGCCTGCCGTTTGGGTAACTGGCCCAAAACGAGAAATCCTAGCGCATCTTAAATCCCTGCCGTTCGACCAATCCATGATGCTGGCCCAGAACACCATGTTTGACGGGGCTATCCTTACGTGGCTGTGCGGTATACGCCCCAAGGCACTGGCTGACACGATGCTTATGTCACGGGCGCTTAACGGCACCGAGGTGGGTCACTCGCTCGCGGCGCTGTCCGAGCGGTACGGCAAGGGCAAGAAAGGGTTCGAGGTTCTGCAGGCGAAGGGCAAACGCCGCGAGGACTTCACGGTAGAAGAAATGCGCGCGTATGGCGCGTACTGCATCAACGACTCCGACCTGACGTACGCGGTGTTCAAGGAGATGCTGCAGCGAGGGTTCCCGACCAAGGAACTTAGGTTGATCGACATCACACTGCGCATGTTCACTGACCCGGTGCTGGAACTGGACGGGACGCATTTACGCGCACACCTCAAGGTCACGCAAACTGCAAAGCGAGACTTGATCGCATCCATCGGAGGGTCAACGTCCGAGCCCCTAGACTCCGCTATAAACGTAGCGGCCAAGAAACAGCTAATGAGCAACCCGAAGTTCGCCACCATGCTCGAAGCGTTAGGTGTCGTGTGCCCGTTAAAGATCAGCCCATCTACCGGTAAAGAGACATACGCTTTTGCGAAGGGTGACGAGGAGTTCAAGGCGTTGCTGGACCACGACGACACCGCAGTGCAGGCACTCGTGTCCGCGCGTATGGGGGTTAAATCCACGCTGGAGGAAACACGTACGCAGCGGTTTATCGGGATCGCATCGCGTGGATCACTGCCGGTGCCGATCCGTTACTATGCGGCCCACACAGGTCGCTGGGGGGGATGTCTAACGGCCGATACGTCGATAACGGTACTTGACATTTCGGACGCCGTAGTAGACAAGGCTATAACGGACGTTCTTCCTGACGATCTTGTCTGGGATGGAATAGAGTTCGTACGGCACGAGGGTGTCGTGTTCAGCGGCTACTCTGAAGTTATAGAGTGGGACGGAGTTACAGGGACCGAAGACCATGTCGTATTTACCGACGCCGGAGAGATCAGCCTACGAGACGCGATGCAGGGAGCTCACCGGATCACGCCTAGCGTCTGCCCTGACAATGACGCTATGGACGCGGGTGTGCAGCGGCGGCGTGGCGACAAAATCTAAGATACGCGTGCGGTGCAGGTGCGGCACAGAGACCCACGTACGCGTAAGTGACGTACTAGCGGGTGGCACACGGCAATGCAAAGCGTGCGCCACCCGCGCTAAGATGTCCCGCATCCCAGCGACGCAGCGGCTCGCGCAGGCAACAGCCGCGTCAACCGCTGCATCAGTCAAGGCTAAAGCTACGCCCCATCCGTTGGTGCGGGCATACGGCCCCGGTGCGCGGGCGGTTATGAACGTAATGTCCAGCGCCAAGCAGCGGTGTACCAACGCCAACGACGTCGCTTATCCGAGCTATGGAGGGCGAGGTATACAGTTTGACTTCCCGTCGCCACACGCCGCTGCGGAGTGGGTACTATATAACCTCGGGATGCGGCCGTCGCCGGGTCACAGCATCGACAGGGTAGATAATAACCGACACTACGAAGCAGGTAACTTACGGTGGGCCACGAGGTCTGAGCAGGCGCAGAACAAGCGCGCGTACAAGCGCGGTGTTGTAGGGGAGCGGATACGCGCACTGCAAGAAATTCGCCCCGACTTAACGTACGAGACGCTACGGCAGTGGATAAAGCAAGGGCATACGGATGCCGACATCACAGGGAGACAGAAATATGCGCGTTCCAGTTTATGACATACAGAATTGCGGCCCCCGTAGTCGGTTCGCCGCCAACGGAAAGTTAGTGCACAACTCAGACAAAATTAACCTCCAAAATCTACCATCGCGCGGCGCGAACGCCAAGCAGATCAAGAAGTCCATTGTGGCGCCTACGGGCTACACTCTTATCGACGCCGACTCGTCGCAGATCGAAGCGCGCGTGCTGGCGTGGCTGGCCGGCCAGGATAATGTTGTGGCGGCGTTCCTAAACAAAGAGGACGTGTATAAGATCATGGCCGCGCTAATCTACGGCAAGGACGTTGCTGACGTAACGTACGAGGAACGCGCAGTGGGCAAGACCGTTATTCTGGGTGCAGGATACGGCGTCGGTCACTTGAAGTTACAGCTATTCTTGAAGATGCAAGCCGGTGTCGAAGTGACCGAGCACGAGGCGAAGCGCATCATCGACGTTTACCGCAGCAGCAACCACCACATAAGCCAGCTGTGGAAGGATGCAGGGAATATGCTCAAATACCTGCAGCGGGGCGACGCGTACAACTTCGGTAAACGGGGTGTTCTGGAAGTGGACCCGGACGAAGAAGGTATCCTTTTGCCGTCTGGGCTATACCTACGATACCGCGACCTCCGGGCCGAGAAAAGCGATATGGGGTACGACTACAGCTACAAGGTGCGCAACGGTTGGAAGTATGTATATGGGGGCGCCGTAGTCGAGAACGTGTGTCAGGCGATTGCACGTTGCGTCATCGGGGATCAGATGATACTAATTAACAAGCGTTATCGCCCCGCCCTAACAGTTCACGACTCGGTCGTGTGTTGCGTGCGGGACGAGGAAGTAGATGACGCCAGAACATACATAGAAGCGTGCATGAGTGTGACACCGGACTGGGCCGCAGGCCTGCCCGTTGCGTGCGAGTCAGACGTAGGGAAACGATATGGAGAATGATATGGACTTCGATATAGCGCCGGTAGAAAGTGAGGGGAAACCCCCCGTACTGCTTTCGATCAGCTGCCACGGATGCGGTAAGTTCGCATCGCATAAAACAGCGGTTATGTGGCACAATAAAATATACTGCCACAAATGCGGCGACGCACAACACCTCCCAGGAGTCGATAAATGAAAAAACCTATCGCATGGTCATACAGCAGCATCACGTCGTTCGAGACGTGCCCCAAGCAATTCTATCACGAGAAAATCCTCAAGGAATACCCGTTCGTGCAGACGCCAGCCGTGAAGTACGGCAATGAGTTTCACAAAGCGGCGGAGGACTTCGTGCGTGACGGTACGCCTGTGCCAGAACAGTTCGCGTTTACACAGGGTATGCTTGACAACTTGGCAGAGCGCGAGGGGGTCAAGCACCTCGAACTAAAGATGGGGTTGACCATCGACCTGCAGCCCTGCGGTTTCTTCGCGAAGGACGTGTGGTTCCGTGGGATCGTCGATTACCTAAGTATCGACGGCGGCGAAGCGCGTGTCGTGGATTACAAGACGGGGAAGTCTGCGAAGTACGCGGACCCCGATCAGTTAGAGCTTATGGCCCTGACTGTGTTCAAACATTATCCACTGGTCACGGGGGTACGCGCCGCACTGCTATACGTGATTGCCGGCAAGCTGATACCGGCGGCGTATACCCGCGACGACGAAAAGCAGTGGGCCAAGTGGATACGGCGGGTCAACGCACTGCAGGACGCCGTCACGAACGACGTGTGGAACCCCAAGCCGTCAGGACTATGCCGAGCGCACTGCCCCGTGGTAACGTGTGCGCATAACGGAGCCAACAGTTAGGAAATCCAATGCCGTACGTAAACAAGCCACGCCCCTACAAAAAAGAATACGCCCAACAAAAAGCACGGGGAGAGGACTCGAACCGCCTCGAACGACAACGTGCACGGGCCGCGTTCGACAAGAAGAACGGTAAAGAGGCACGGGCCGGAAAAGACATAAGCCACCGCAAAGCGTTGAAGGACGGTGGCAAGAACTCCGACGGGACACGTTTGGAGTCGCCGAGTTCTAACCGTGCGCGCGGCGGGGCATCCAGCAAGCCACCGAAGAAAAAGAAGTAATCCCCTACCGGAGTAAAATCATGAGTATAGACCTAACAAAAACAGAGTGTCTCGTTCATATGGACAGTGTTGTGGCTGCCAAAGTAGTCAACATATGCACCGGAGCAGTCGACTGGGTATACTACCCATGGCCTGTCATGGCGGCCACGTTGACCGGGGCGGTTATCCTCGCCATGATAATATTCTTTGTTATCGCGGTTTTCGTGGGGATAGTCGCATCGGTAATCCTGTCATAGTAACCCTCGGAGTAAAAATATGCAGACATTCATGACTCGTACCAGCGTGAACGTATTCCCGTTCAGCGAACTGCCGCCGATTGATTACAGCAGCCATGAGGCGACCGTTGCCAGCCTTGAGGCACGGAAGTCATACGCACGAAACAAAGCGGCCGCTGTGACCGCCAAGGCGGCGGAGGTGGAGGTGGTGAAGATCGCCGCCGCCAAAAAAGCACCTTCCCTGCAGGTGTGTCAGCGCCGTGAGAAGGTGGGCGCACTTATACTAGCAGGGAAATCAGTGGCTGACGTGGTGTACGAACTTCGCGTATCCAACAGCACGGTTCGACTTGACTGCGTGTTCCTCGGGATAAAGGCAGCGGAGTGTGGGTTGTATCCCAAGTCGGGCGAAAGCGCGTTCTACCGTAAATGTGCCGCCAAGGGCATGACCAAGTCCGAAGCCGCTCGGGCTCGCGGCGTGTCGCGATCCAGCCTGACGATCTGGGCGAAGGCAAACCCCGACTGCAAGTTCGTCCGGTCCAAGCACGGACCTAACGAGACTACATAAAACATCGTTAATATATAGGAATACGTCTATGGACATAGTTGACAATAAGGCGCTTCGCGTCACTACAGATACACCTCTACAGATCACGACATGCATCCCCAAAAGCAAAGACATGGGCGACGGCAGTGTGTTGGTAAGCTGGGGAGTTACCGAAGCGCACGCCCTGCGAGACTTAGGCTTCAACCCACCGTCTCCGATTGCAAACCGATACAAGTGGACTGGGCGGTACACGCCGTTCGACCACCAGAAGACCACAGCCTCGTTCTTTGTCATGAACCAAAAAGCGTTCTGCTTTAGCGAGATGGGAACTGGTAAAACTGCCAGCGCGATCTGGGCTGCAGACTACCTTATGACGCAGGGTGTGATCCGCCGCGTGCTGATCGTGTGCCCGCTATCCATCATGGACTCCGCATGGCGTGCGGACCTGTTTAGTTTTGCAATGCATCGCCGCGTGGACATCGCCTATGGTGCCGCACCCAAGCGCCGGAATATCGTGTCGGGGGATGCCGAGTTCGTTATTATCAACTACGACGGTATCGCCATTGTGGAGAAAGAGATTGCGGACGGTAAGTTCGACCTCGTGATCGTTGACGAAGCTAACAGCTACAAGAACCCACAGACCGCGCGGTGGAAGTGCCTCAACCGGCTCGTGACGCCGAAAACATGGCTGTGGATGATGACGGGTACGCCAGCGGCGCAGTCGCCGATCGACGCCTACGGTATCGCCAAGCTGGTCAACCCCGAGGGCGTTCCGCGCACTGGCGCCATGTTCCGCGACGTCGTTATGCAGCAGATTACCAAGTTCAAATGGCAGCCCAAGGATACAGCCGTGGCCACAGTGCACCAAGCGCTGCAGCCCGCTATCCGGTTCACTAAGGACCAATGCCTCGACCTGCCAGACATGGTGTATATGAAGCGCCACGTGGACATGACGAAGATGCAAACGCTGTACTACAACAAACTGCGTAGCCAGCTGGTTATGGAGGCGGCAGGGGAAGAAGTATCCGCTGTCAACGCAGCGATCATGATGAACAAGCTCCTGCAGATTTCGGCAGGGGCCGTGTACACGGACGACAACGACACGATTGAGTTCGACATCAGCAATCGGTACAACGTCTTGCGCGAAGTAATCGACGAGAGTAGCCACAAGACGCTGGTATTCGTGCCGTTCAAAAGCACTATCAAGATGATATCCGAGCGGCTTCGCGACGACGGTATATCCACAGAGGTCATTTCGGGAGACGTGTCCGCAGGGGCGCGCACCGATATATTTAAGCGGTTCCAGGAGACACCGGACCCCCGGGTGCTGGTAATACAACCACAAGCCGCCGCGCATGGTGTCACGCTGACCGCTGCAAATACGGTTGTGTGGTGGGCCCCAACAGCGTCGCTTGAAACATTCGCACAGGCCAACGCACGGGTCCACCGCGCAGGTCAGGTGAATAAGTGCACCGTAGTGCAGCTAAGTGCGTCCGCCGCAGAGAAGCGGTTATACGCGGCGCTGACTGCGCGTGAAGTCGTTCACATGGAGGTTGTTAATTTATACAAACAAATGCTTGACTAGGTAACGATACACCATTATATACAACGTACAGCAACAGGAGACTACTATGGACACCCCAGACACAACATCATTGAATGACCTCACCGCAGCGTTTATTGCGCTTCGCGACGAGAAAGCCGCCGCTGCCAGTGCGTACAAGGTCGCAGACGCGGAAATCGTATCTAGAATGGATGTGATTAAACGTCAACTCTTGGATTACTGCGATAAGTCCGGCGTCGAAAGCGTGCGCACCGCATCGGGCATGTTCTACCGCAGTGTGAAGACGCGGTATTGGGCCAGCGATTGGGCCGCCATGCATGAGTTTATTCAGCAAAACGAAACCTTCGACTTCTTCGAGAAGCGCCTTGCTCAAGGTGCAGTGAAGTCGTTCCTCGAAGAAAACCCAGATGTATTCCCGACCGGCTTAAAGGTCGACAACGAGTATGTCGTAACTGTAAGGGGCAAGTGATGGATATTCAGGCGACCTCCACCATCAAAGAATTAGCTGCTCACTTTAGCGTGTCCGTATCCACGGCGCGTAAGTGGGTGCGCAGCGGTAAGATACCACCGGCTACATACATTCATGTAGACGCCGTGTATCGTTTCGATCTCAAGGCAATCCAGGCGGTTCTCACCGCTGCAAACACTTCTGATAAGCATAAGGACACCGAAAATGAGTGACGCAACAGACCTGACCGCATTTAAGACGACCGCACTGTCGAACAACGACATGTTCGCAAAGATGATGGCCGAGACAGATAGCCTCGCCAGCACCGGCGGCACCGCGCGACGCATCAGTATTCGCGGGGGTCGCTTCCGTGAAATCGTCGGCGGCGAGCAAATCCGCGTTAATTCGTCCGGTTCAATGGACGTAGTTATCCTGCGTATCTCGGGCATCAACCGCACGTACTTCGAGGGTACATACGACGCTGACAAATCCGAAGCCCCTGCGTGCTGGTCTACGAACCAAGAGACCCCGTCCGCAGATGTGCCAGCCGAGACGCGTCAAGCGAGCGCGTGCCGCGACTGTAAGATGAACATCAAAGGTTCTGGGCAGGGCGAATCCCGCGCGTGCCGGTACTCCATCCGTACAGCTATCTGCCTGGCAGGTGACTTTGAGAATGTGTACCAATTCCAGATACCGGCGACGAGTATCTTTGGCGAGGCCAAGGGGTCGTCTATGCCTATCCAGGCGTATGCGCGTTACCTCAAGGCTAACGGTCTGGCTATGGCGGCGCTCGTAACGACGATGTCGTTTGATGAAGACAGCGAGACACCGAAGCTGTACTTCAAGCCAGCGCGTCCCTTAGACGAGGAAGAATTGGCTCTTGCAGTGGAAGCGTATGGCACCGAAGCTGCCGAGACAGCAGCGACGCTGACCGTGTATAAGAAAGACGACGGCGAAGGCGGTACGAAGCCGAAGCCCGAGCCAAAAGCGAAGCCGTCGGATGATGAAGACGACGACGAAGCCGAAGCGGCAGCAGCTAAAGCGCGCAAAGAAGCCCGTGCCAAGGCCCGTGCCAAGGCCGAAGCCGAAGAAGAAGCCGAAGAAG